CAACAAACCGTGCCGATTACGACTTGTTTCCTTTACCAAATGTTACATTGGTACGCCTTTGGGGTTTACTGATCGGCATCCTTGGATCCTCAATTTTCAGTAGATCGCTGTCCATAGCCTCTTTTTGGCTTTCGGTTAAGTTTTTGTAATAAGCGTTTCGCTCTTCAACGGTTTCTACTGGCATACGAGCTAACAGTAACCCACCTACCCCTATCACACCTGCGTGTTTACCATCTTCAATGGTTGGAAGTTCCCAATCAGGATACTCGTCGGCTCGGACTAATTCCCAACCTTCTCGTAATTTTCCCATGATATTTTTCGTATCATCATAACCTCTGACTGATTCCCTAATCCATCGATGTTTAAAACCATCTGGTGCGGGGGGTGCGTCCAGTGATGAAGGTCTTGTCCAAGCTTTTCTACGAGCTGTCTTTTCCCTAGTCTCACTAGATCTTAGCATTTTATTTACCATATTATCTCCAATCTATACATATTTTGCGTATTGTTCAAGGGTAAGACCTAGTTTTTTCGCAATAGCTACTTGACTAGGAGTAAGTTTTACCTTCTTCGAACCGCCTGTTGTTTTTGAACGAGAGGCAGAAGCAACCACTTGTGGTGCTCTCTCTTTAGTTTCTTTGACTTCTTCTTCTTGTTTTTGCTCAAACTTATGAGGAAATTGATTTTTCATATATGAATTAATTTCTTCATAATACTCATCGCTTTTAGGGTCATAACCTTCTTTTAAAAGTTTTTTATGATGAGCTAAAGCAGTAAAAGTCATTGCTTCATCTTGACCGAACCATTTGTTTTCTGAAGCCCATTGCTCGGCTCGTGGATCGGGTTGTCTTGGAGCAGGTTGTTGTGGTTGAGTCTGTTGTTCAGCCATTAAACCTTCTTGCTGTTTTTGCAAGTTTTCCCTTTGTTGTTTAGAAGCTAATGCTCTCTCTTCTTCGATTGCTAATCTAGTTAAAGCTCTTTGAGCATCGACTTGAGCGTTGACATCATTATTTATTAACGCTTCTTGATAAGATTTTTTAGCCTGCTCTATCTGAGATTTAACTCTGTTTTCATATTCACTAATATAGTTTTCATCTAAAGATTTAATCTTATTTTCGTAATCTTCATATTTTTTCTTTGCACTTTCTGCAAAACGAATAGCTTCCTGTTCTCTTTGCTCAGTCTTCTCTATCCTGTCCAAAAGTTTTTTAATTCTTCTTTGAACATTTTTAGAATACTTATCTAAGCCATCATCTTTAGAATCGTCTTCTTCAGTTTGTTCTTGTCTGTCTTCAGTGGAAGCCTCTACTTTTTCTTCTTCAGCTTTATTCTGTTCAGTAGATTTATCTTCCTGTTGAAGCTCAACCTCTTGACCCTCTCCTGTGGTGTCAAGGTCTACCATTTTTTCTTCAGCCATAATTGTCTCCTTTAATAAAGGGTTAGTACATCTTTAGGATCTTTTAGTTTAGCCAACACTTCATCATCATTAAGAATACGGATTTCTCCGCCTTCAATCTTAACTCTTGATCCAGCGTATCGAGCAAAAACTACCCAATCCCCTTTTTTACACCATGGGCCATTAGGAAATTTATCCTTATCAGCATAGGCATCTGATCCCATGCTAAGTATTAAACCCACGTTGGTGGTTAGTTGCTGTTCTTCGACAGCTTTGTCTGTAAGATACAGACCTCCTTTAGTTTTATCTACTCCTTTATACGGTAGCACTACAATTCTCCATCCTGTTGCCTGAGGAATTCTCTCCATGGCAGGACCTTTGTCTTCTTCTTTCTTTGTCTCTTTTACTTTAGGTTTTTTATTAAAACCTTCTGGTAAGATTAGTTTACTCATCTTTCATCACCTTTTTATATAAATCCTGATAATCTATTAAGAACTGTTCTAGTCCATGTAGCTTACCTAATTGATATTGGTATTCGTCAAAAGATTTCAAAGCTCTCGATAATAAATCTTCTTTCTTTTCCTCGATCTTCTGTTGAATTAGTTGTTTTACTTTGTAATCGAAATGTTCCACTATTTGGTAAGCTTCTTACTTTTTTCCCAAGAGCGGAGGCCGGACATTCCGAGCAAGGCCGTGACGAGCGGAAATAAAGTCGACATGTCAAGCTCCGGAAGCGGATTATGTTGAACACTAAAAGCAGCTAAAATAAAAACAATAAATTGTTTTAATACGAATTCCCACAATATCGCTAGGGCACAGGACATCCCAATGAGGGGCCTCCACGACCGCTGCATAATACCACCAATGCCTGTAGCAGTGGACTTAGCATCAGCTAAGTTAATATCCATTTGTTTAGAATTAATTTCGTTTTCTAGTTGTTGAAGTTTAATTTTGATTTGACCTTTTTCTTCCTCAGAAGTGTGGACACTGTCGATAACTTTACCAACAGTGTCTACTAAAGATCCGCCTAAAATTTTTGATAACATTGTTTAGAGGTATTGAGCTGCGGCCCAACCGATAACTACACCGATTACAAGCCATTTTTTCTTTGGGTGCTGTTCCCAAAGATCCTTAATCCATTTTTGCATTAGAATACTCCTTCGAATTTAAGACCTTTAGAAGCGATACCATAACCTTTTTTACGCTTCTTATCCTCCGGAACAGAAGTAATTTCTACTTGTTTTCCATAAGGAATTTCCATCCCTTGAGACACAGGTCCTTTTTTGGGTGGTATTGTTTTGGTTAACTTTTTAGTCATTAGTGTAATGTTAAACTATTATGAGGTATTTTCAACCTACTAATTTGATTACTAATGTAAGTATCTGCGACGTACTCACCATAAGCATCGACCATTGTTTCTCTACTCATACTTAGCATTACTTGTGCTAATTCGACAAGATCAACACCCTTTTCTGCTTGGTCTTGTATAAAGTGCCTAGTATCATCAATAATTTTTTGAACACGTGCTTCTGTTTTTTTATCTATCATATCCATAATGTAATATGGCTTAGGCACTTTTTCTACTCTTCTTTTCAACTTTATTTATTGTGCCTTTATTCTTAGAAGCATAGAATACTTGTTCGCCTTTTTTCTTTCCGTATTCTTTCTTCATTGACTTCATAATTTTTTTACCTTTTTTATTGAGAGGCATTTTTATTTCTCATATTTAAATTTTGAGTTGTCATTTTATCGTACTGAACTTCAGCACGTTTATCTGCTACATCATAATCTTTTTGTATTCTCGCTTGATCAATAGCTGTCTTCTGTCTGAGTTTCTCAGCGTCTAATTGTATTCTCGCTTGATCTCTTTGAGAATCCATTTGATCCTTCATTGCGTCTTGTTGTAGCTCTTGTTGTTTTAACTGTATTGCTGGATCAGGCTGACCTGCACCAGATAACTGTTGTGATGTTTGTTTTAACTCTCCCATAAACTGAGCTTCTAATCTTGCAACTACTTGATCCATTTGATCCTCTGCTACTTGACCTTGTGATATTAAGAAAGCGGTTTGCTCTTTTGCTTTTAAAGAAACGTGCTCCAAAATGTGTTTTTGAAGTTTCATGGCCATTGGAGGATTGGCCAAGATCATTTGATTAGTTCCAAAAATTAAATGATTTTGAATATGTGCATCGTGATCTTGTCCTTCATAGGCGCGCATTAAATTACCATCGAGTAAATCTGCGTGTTCCGTGGCAGGATCTTTAGGAGCCACGGGTGAATCTTTTCTTAAAATCTCATCAACATCTTTAACACCTAGAGCCTCATACATTCTTCGATAGGCTTCTTTCATGTTATGTAAATCAGGAGCGCTTTGAGCTAACTGTAATTCTGTTTGAGCAAGTGTTACTCTTTGTGCAGTAGAAAATATGTTAGGATCAGAAACAGGTAACACATCTAAGCTACCATCAAAGTCTTCTGCTTTAATGGTGCGATCAGCACCTTCCACAGAGTAAGGATAAGTTTCTGGTAAGTAATCAGCAAACACTTTGTAAAGTAATCTGAATTCTTTTTTCTGAGAATAATAACAACGCTTATGAATCGCTGACATGATTCGAGATCCACGTTCTAATAAAGCGATCGTTGTTCCGACAGGAGCTTGTTGATTTGCATCGCCCACTTGCATATCTGCAATGCTAGCGAAACGCTGACCGGCCTGTACAACAAAACCTAACAAGCTGTATAAAGTTTGAGAAGGTTCTTTGTATGGAAGAGGTATAAATGAATTTCTTAAGTCACCATTCGGTGCATCGATATCTCTAAACTCTCCAGGTTGTAAAGGATCAGCATCATCTCTCATGCGAATACCACGAGACTTAAATCCTGCGGGTAAGTTCGATAGAGTTCCTGCATCTAATAACTGTCTTAAAATATCAGTAGCAGTTCTTGATAATCCACCAATCAAATGAATTAAACCAAAACCGTAAAAACCTAAACCAGGTAAAAACTTGTACTGAACAAAATATTGTTTTTTTATTTTCTTCGGATCGTCTTTTTCATAGTTTCTTCTAATACCCACCACTTGACTTGATCCTTCTTCAACAGTCACAATGTAAGGAATTTTAATCCCAGTCATTTCACCAGAATCATCTTTATCTTCAAAATCTTTTAAATCGATAGAAGTATGAAACTCATAAAGTTTTACTACTTTATCTGCATAACTAGGTTTTGTTCCTTGTAGTTCATTATATCTTTTTTGTACTTCATTCTCTTCTGCTTCTTGAGGTAAGATATCGACATCTTTGTAAAATCCTGAAACTTGTTTTTTTCTAAAATCATTGTAGCTCATGTTGATAACATGACAGATACGTTCACAGTTATCTAAGTCAGTTGACAGATAATTCACAACAAGATCTTCTGCTGGAATAAATTTAGAAACAGGTCGCTCCATTAATTCATCGTAGTAAACTTTTTTAAATGTCGAACCTGCTAAAGGTAAATAGAATAACATTTGATCATACTCAGGAGTATAATCCTCCATCTTATTCATTAACTGAAAATTCATAAACTCTTGAACACGTCCTGCTTTTGCATACTTCTCTGGAGTTTCATCTCCCATGATCACTGTTCGCACAGGACCGCCCGATGGTAATAGTTCTTTAAATGCTGTTGCTTGAAACTGTGTAGCGCTTTCGGCTAGTAAAGGATGAGTCGCGGAACTTGCTCCGCGAAACGGGTTAGTTCTCTCTTCGTATTTGATACCTAACAAACCTAGACCTTTGATATAAGAGTCTTCCCATTCTTTTCTTGAAGACTTGTCGCTTTCAAAGTCTGACATTAACTCATCAGCTAATTCTCCTAAATCTCGATCATCAATAACTTCTGCTAAGTTAGAATAGAATTCAATTTCAGGTAAAGCTTTTCTTGGATCAAAGTCGAGCGTTGCGCCGCCCTCTTCATCCATCTCAATCTCTAATCCTTCGGGAGCCGGAACTCGTTGTCCGTCAATTACAACTTCCGTTTCTTTTTTTAAGATTTCAAGTTCAGGTTTACCACCTAGGTCTAAAGCTTTGTCTATATTATCTGCCATTGTTTAAAGGTCTCGTTAGATAATTTATATCAACTAATCCACCATTTACAAGCGATGGTATTTCAGGCAAAGATACAGTTCCACCTTTATTTTTTAATTGAATATTATTTTTCTTTAAAAGGTTTATGACTTTGGTTGAGTCGAGGATGTTTTTGTATCCTTCATCCCTTGCTCTTGAGATTTCTTCGATAAGGGAAACGATATTGCTGAACGATTCGAGGGGATCCCCCTCTTTCTCCATTCTTGCGGTGATACTCTTTTTAGCGGCATTTTCTAGCTCCTCATATAATTCTTCTTCAATATAGTCTCCAAACCACTTTGAGTCAACTACTTCAACAATCCTGTCCTTTCCAAAAACCTCTAAAATAGCGTTTCCAACTTTTTCCGTATCAGGTTTTTCTCCTCCAAATGTAATTGTATCTAAAACAAATCCACCAGGAACTGGAACTACATTAAAATCATATCCTGATAATTGATGCACTTTTTGTAATTGACTGGAGGAGTATTTTGTTTCAGGAACATAAAACGAATTTGTGATATTTTTACCTTCTTCTACTTCTTCACCAGGTTCAATATCCGTGAAATTACTGGAAGCCACTGCTTTTTGATTTAAATGTTTTCCTAAAATAGCTAAAGCTTGTTGTCTTTCATCAGGACTTAATTGAACGATTTCTCCTTTATTGTTTGTGTAGGTGGATGGGATAATTACATTATCTCCTACCTGACCCTCAAATGTTCCAAATCCTTTTTGCATCCTACTAACACCGACATTACTCCCTGTGAGAACAGAAAATAATTTCTCAATAATAGAGGGCTGTTTGTCTTTTCTTGTAATTAACTGATTATTTGCTGCTTTATTAATTTTTGATATCTGTTCCATTAAAACATTGTCGTCAGAAAAATTTTCAACTAACTGTTGAATCTTTTTTCCCGCTTCTGTTAAAAAGCTTCCTGACTCAACCGTCATCTTTACAGACTCTTCAAAAGGCTTAACTGTTTTCTGAATATCTCTTACAAAGTCAGGATTAGTTATTTCTTCTAAACTTAATTTACCGTCTTTAAATTCATATCCTAACTCTCTCATTTCTTCGATTACATCAGGAGCCACTTCCGCATAATTCGTTGACCGCCCGCCGCGGTTCTCGGTCCACAGAATTGCTTGCAGTTGATATGGTTGTAAAGGCTCTTGACCTTCCGGTAGATTAGCATTTACCTCTGCCGTTAAATTATTTAAGGCCATTGTCATTAAACCATACAAGTCAGGATTACCTGCCAAAGCTGTTGGCTTGATTCCAAAAATATCTGCCATTTGTAGATCGTTCACTGTATTAGGTTGTCGATCAGTTGTTCCCATAAAGTATCCAAAACTATCTGTGAAGTTTTTAAACTTAGGAGAGTAAATAGAAGAAGTAGGGTCTTTTAATAATTTATCTAAAGATTGTATTTGTCTAAAACCCATACGAATAGGTCTTCCCGCTTTTAAATCAGAAAAAACTCCTAACGCTATTTTAAAATTTTCTTTAGGTGTAACACCACCAGAAGTAATAGATAGAACATCTAAAAATTTTGACTTATCGTCGTCACTTAAATCTTGTAGAAAATCTCCAAAGTATTGAGAGCTTAATTCATACCAATAACGAGCAGCTTCATCTCTCTTCAAAGAATTATTTAAAGTATCAATATTAGGCATCTTTAATCCGAATCTCTCTACCATCGCCTGAACATTGACACCTGTTCTGTTCTGGTAATCTTGTAAAGTAGTGTTTTTAATTTCTTCTAATTTATCTTCACTAAACTGATAATTAATCGGATCTGCTTTTTTATTTTTATAATCGATTTGTCTGACATCTTGATTACCAAAAATTTTTACAGGGTTAACCACTTCTACATATTCAAATGGTTTGTCCATTTTCATCTTAGGAGTATATTCTTTTGGGTCGACTATTATTTTTTCTTCGATCTCTTCAAATTCTTTTTTTGCTTGTTTGGATGCTGAGTACAAATTCAAAGCATCATTTAATTCTTCTAATGGGCCTTTGGGTGGCTCAGGGGTAGGCCCTTCCTCTTTTTTCTTTTGAGATGTAGTCGTCGTTAAATCTTGATCTTTCTTTTTTAAAAAATCAAAAGCAGTAACCGCATTGGGAGCAGATAAAAATTTTAAAAGATCTAACTCTTCATTTGATAAATTCAAATCTTGATTTTGTAAAGCTTGCTGAGTTCCAGCAGCTCCTACTAAACCTGCGATGCCTGCCCCAAGAGGGTATACTAGTGGTATTGCCATTAATCACCTTCCACGGTCCGCGTTTCACTAGTCAATGACCTCTTGTCATCATCCACGATCAGACCTCTATCATGAGTTATACCTTGTGAATCATACTTTTCCAAGATCTCAATCAACTCTTCCTTCGATAACTGATCCATGGACTCTTCCGCTTTGTTCTTCAAATCATAAAAGCCAGCGACTCTTCCCCTTGCGACTTCCGCGTTGATCGCCGCCGAATAATGCTTGTCATCCCGGGCCTCGTCTCGCATTTCTTTGAGCGCGGTCAAATGAGAAGCCATGGAGACTCCTGATGTTTCATATAAATCTTGTTTCATTTCATTAATCGCTTCGACAATATAAGGATTGAGTTTCGGATTTAATAATTCGTGTGCAGTTTGTCTCGCGCGATTTTGCGAATATCCTGCTTTGCGGGCCGCCTCGCTTGCCGAAATTTTACCGGTTAGCGTTCCTTGGACGTAGTTCGTGACGAACAACATTTGCTTGGGTGTTAACTTTTGTTTCAGTCTTCGATCTTCCGGATTTATTTTTTTAACCATTGTAGTAGACATATTTTCTTTTACTCCTTGGTACATAGTCTTGCATATCATCATCATCTTTTAATTCGACCAAGTTTCCTTGGCGATATCTTAACAAAGCTAACGTCATGGCGTCAACCATGTCATCATGTTCTCCAAATGGAAAGGCAGCACACTCCTCCATCATTTCAATCGCAAAGTCATGATCGGACCGCCAAACGTGGCCCGCTTCAAATATGGGGGCGACTGTATTTACCCGGACATGTTTGTCCTGACCGCGGTTCGGGGAATATGCTGTCGCGT